GGGCAGATCAAGATCTATCCGTCCAGCAGGGTTAAGGGTAAGAGACCTTGATTAAATTTTCATTACATAGATTTAGCCTATATTTAGACTGGAGTATTAAACCAGTTCAAAGCCGTAGAAGGCGTATAAGAAGTAATGGTTTTAATTGGTATGCTCAAGTAAGGAGCAATCGTTATTGGAATGCTAAAGCTAAAAGGCTACAAGCTAGATTTAGGCATGACCTATGAGCGATAAAGTCGTAGAACTGATGAATATGTTATCTCCAGAAGAACAGACTATGGTTCTGGAGCAGGTCAGAGAATATGACAACGCCTTACTTCGTGAAGAAGGCCAGGAAGACTTTATGAAGTTTGTAACCACAATGTGGCCTGGATTCATTCACGGAAGACATCATGCTTTAATGGCTAGGAAGTTTGAAGAGATAGCAGAAGGCAAGACTAAGCGACTTATCATCAATATGCCTCCACGACATACAAAGTCAGAGTTTGCATCGTTTATGCTGCCTGCATGGTTCTTAGGAAGATTCCCTGGCAAGAAGATCATTCAGTGCTCAAATACAGCAGAACTTGCAGTTGGGTTTGGACGAAAGGTAAGAAATCTGGTAGACTCTGAAGTCTATGCGAAAATATTCCCAAATGTCGCCCTTCGGTCTGACTCTAAAGCTGCTGGTCGCTGGAGTACTAATGCTAATGGTGAGTACTTTGCTATTGGTGTGGGTGGTACTGTCACAGGTAAGGGAGCTGATCTACTCATCATTGATGACCCGCATTCGGAACAGGAAGCAGCGTTAGCGTCAGCAGATCCATCAGTATTCGATAAGGTGTATGAGTGGTATACTTCAGGCCCACGTCAGCGTTTACAACCTGGAGGCTCTATTGTAGTGGTTATGACCCGTTGGTCTAAGCGTGACTTAACTGGTAAGATACTACAAGCCATGACTGATCGTGATGGAGATGAATGGGAAATCATAGAACTCCCAGCAATCCTTCCTTCTGAAAAACCTTTATGGCCAGAGTTCTGGTCTTACGATGAATTAAGTAAACTTCGTATTGAGTTGCCGTTAAGTAAATGGTCAGCTCAGTACCAACAAAACCCAACCTCTGAAGAAGGTGCTTTAGTTAAGCGTGAATGGTGGATGGAGTGGGAAGCAGAAAACCCACCTTACTGTCAGTTTGTTATTCAATCATGGGATACAGCGTTTACAAAGAATGAGCGTTCTGACTATTCAGCATGTACCACTTGGGGAGTTTTTTACAAAGATGAAAATGAAAATGATCCTCATATTATTCTTCTTGATGCTCTTAAAGAGCGGATGGAATTTCCAGAACTCAAGGCAAGAGCGCTTGAATACTATCAAGAATGGCAACCAGATGCTTTTATCATAGAAGCCAAGGCCTCTGGAGCCCCGTTAATATTTGAGTTAAGAAGGATGGGAATACCCGTTCAAGAGTTTACACCAACCCGTGGAAACGATAAAATAAGCAGATTAAACTCTGTAACAGATTTATTTGCATCTGGCAAGGTATGGGCACCAAGAAAGCGTTGGGCCGAAGAAGTCATAGAAGAGATGGCAGCATTTCCAAATTCAGACCACGATGACTTAGTGGACTCTTCAACCCAAGCTCTTATTCGGTTTAGAAAGGGAGGATTCGTTAATCTTCCAACAGACGAACCAGATGAACCAAGAGAATTTAGACGTAAAGTTGCATATTACTAAGGAAAAATTATGGCAATCGACAAAGCACTATATGAATTACCACAAGGTCTCGCAGCAATTCCAGAAGCGCCACCTATAGAAATTGAAATTGAAGATCCTGAATCTGTAAAAATTAACATGGATGGATTAGAGATTGATATTGAAAAAGCAGAAGACAATGAAGAGTTTAATAAAAACTTAGCTGAAGAATTAACTGAAGGTGAATTAACACTTTTAGCTGGTGATTTAATTGGTGACTTTGATGGAGACGTAGCTTCTCGTAAAGACTGGATTCAAACTTATGTCGATGGTTTAGAATTGCTTGGTCTAAAGATTGAAGAACGTTCAGAGCCATGGGATGGTGCATGTGGTGTTTATCATCCAATCTTAGCTGAAGCTGTTACTAAATTCCAATCAGAAACAATCATGGATACTTTCCCAGCAGCTGGTCCTGTTAAGGGCGAGATTATTGGAAAAGAAACACAAGAGAAAAAAGAAGCGATGGAACGTGTTGTTGATGACATGAACTATGAGCTTACAGAAAAGATGACCGAGTATCGCTCAGAACATGAACGTATGTTATGGGGCACCGCATTATCTGGCAACGGATTTAAAAAGGTTTATGTAGATCCAGGTCTTGATCGTCAAGTATCTATCTATGTGCCTTCAGAAGATTTAGTTGTACCTTATGGCGCTTCTAATCTTGAAACTGCAGAGCGTGTATCTCACGTCATGCGTAAAACAGAAAATGAATTACTAAGACTTCAACTTGATGGCTTCTATCGTGATGTTGAATTAGGTGCACCACAAAATACATTAGATGAAGTTGAGAAAAAGATTGCAGAGAAGCTAGGTTTCCGTGCAACAACTGATTCAAGATATAAACTAATTGAAATGCAAGTTGATTTAGATCTTCCTGGCTTTGAACATGAAGATGAAAAAGGTAACAAGACAGGTTTAAAACTTCCATATATTGTAACGATTGAATACGGAAGTATGACAGTACTTGCAGTAAGACGTAACTGGGAACCAGATGATGAGACTTTCCAAAAACGTCAACACTTTGTTCATTATGCATATATTCCAGGTTTTGGATTCTATGCTTTTGGTTTGATTCACTTGATCGGAGGTTTTGCTAAATCTGGTACATCCATATTACGTCAGTTAGTAGACGCTGGATCACTAGCTAACCTTCCAGGTGGATTTAAAACTCGTGGCCTTAGAGTTAAAGGTGATGATACACCAATTGCTCCAGGCGAATTTAGAGATGTAGACGTACCTTCTGGCACGATGAAAGACAATATCATGCCATTACCTTACAAAGAACCATCACAAACGCTTATCCAACTACTCAATCAGATCATTGAAGAGGGTAGAAGATTTGCAGCTGCAGGTGATTTGAAGGTTTCAGACATGAGCGCTAACTCTCCTGTAGGCACAACACTTGCAATCTTAGAGAGAACACTCAAAGTGATGTCAGCTATTCAAGCTCGTATGCACTTTTCAATGAAAAATGAGTTTAAATTACTCAAGAAGATCATTGCAAGCTACGCTCCAGCTGATTATTCATACGAACCAGCGACAGGTAACAGAAAAGCTCGTAGAAAAGACTATGAGATGATCAATATTATTCCTGTTTCTGACCCAAATGCGGCCACAATGAGTCAAAAAGTGGTGCAATACCAAGCAGTTTTACAATTATCACAAACAGCACCTCAACTTTACAACCTACCATACCTACATCGTCAGATGTTGTCAGTATTAGGCATCAAAAATGCTGAAAAATTGGTACCTTTACCTGAAGATGAGAAGCCATTAGATCCAATTACTGAAAATATGAATGCTTTAAAGAGCAAACCTATGAAAGCTTTCATGTATCAGGACCATCAAGCCCATATTCAAATACATATGGCTATGTTAAATGATCCAAAGATCAGAGAAACGATTGGTCAGAACCCACAAGCACCTATGATTGCTCAAGCACTACAAGCTCATATCAAAGAGCACGTAGGTATGGAGTATAAACGTCAAATGGAGCTTACTATGGGCATTAATATCCCATATAACGACCTTGATAGCGATGATGAGGATACTAGAATAACACCTGAGCAAGAACTTCAAATTGCTCGTATGGCAGTTCCAGCAGCACAACAACTTCTCAATCAAAATCAAACAGAGATTGCAGCTAAAAATGCACAACAAGCAGCTCAAGACCCTGTGGTTCAAATGCAGTTGAAAGAACTTCAATTAAAAGCACAAGAAGTAGATATTAAGATGAAGAAAATGCAAATTGATGCGGCAGCAAAAGCTGATCAACTTGAATTAGAGAAAGCTCGTATATCAGCACAGAAAGAAATTGCTGGCATGCAAGTAACAGCTAAAGCTCAAGCAGAAAAAGCTAACATTGCTTCAAAAGAAAAAATGGAAGGCTTTAGATTAGGTTCAGATATTGGAAGATCAAAAGCTCAAATGGCTATGCAAGAGAATCAACAAAGAAAACAAAACCAACAACCTTCAAACAAGGAAAATAAATGAATGAGTACGAAGTAATATTAAGAGAAATAGATATACAAGTAAGAAATTTAGAAGAACATTTAGGTACTGGTGTAGCCAAAGACTACTCTGAATACCAAAATATATGCGGAAAGATATCAGGTCTACTTTCTACACGAAGATACATTCAAGACCTAAATAAACAAATGGAGAACTCAGATGAGTGAAATACTAATCGGCTCAAATCCCGATGATGTAAACCAAGCAACAACTCTTCCCCAAACGGATGAGGAAAAAGCAAAGCAGCTCCCAGAAGTTTCAGGATATCGTATCTTATGTGCGATTCCAGAAGCAGATGACAAGTTTGACAGTGGATTAATTAAATCCTCTGAGACAATGAGAAATGAAGAAGTTTTATCTACAGTATTCTTTGTAGTTAAGATGGGTCCAGATTGCTACAAGGATGAAAAAAGATTTCCTACAGGTCCTTGGTGTAAAGTTGGTGACTTCATATTAGCCCGCCCTAATTCAGGCACACGCTTGAAGATTCATAACAGGGAATTCCGAATAATTAATGATGATAGTGTCGAAGGTATCGTAGAAGATCCTCGTGGCATTAGTCGTATTTAAGGAGAATTAACATGGCTGATGATGATTTTAAATTTCCAGATGAAATGGAAAATGAAACACCAGAAGTAGAAGCATCTGCAGAAGAAAAGATTGAAATTGAAATAGTGGATGATCGTCCTGAAGAAGATCAAAAGAACGCTCAACCACTACCAGAAGCAATTGTAAAAGACATTGAAAATGATGATCTTGAACAGTATTCAAAAGAAGCTAAACAACGTTTACTTCAAATGAAAAAACTCATTAATGATGAGCGTAGAGAAAAAGAACAAGCATTACGTGAGCAACAAGAAGCAATTCGTGTAGCACAATCATTAGTAGAAGAAACTAAAAAACTTAGAGGCCGTCTAACAGAAGGTGAAAAAGTATATGTTTCTAACGCTAAAGAAGGTGCAGAACGACAATTAGAGCTTGCTAGAATCGCTTATAAAGAAGCATATGATTCTGGTGATTCTGATAAAGTCGTAGATGCACAAGAAAAACTCACAGAAGCTAAGTTTAAAGTTCATGAAGTTGAGTCTTATAGACCTCAATATGATGAAAGTGCTTTACAAACAGCTGAAAATGAGGTAAAAATACCAGAACAGTCACAACAACCGCAACGATTGGATTCAAAAACCCAATCCTGGTTGGACAAAAACAGCTGGTATGGTGTTGATGACGATATGAGTTTCCTCGCAATGGGTATTCATAGACGACTAGAACGTGATGGAGTCACAACTGGCTCTGATCAATACTGGAACGCTATAGATACCGAAATGCGTAAAAGATTCCCAGAGAAGTTCGCTGGCGATAATAACTCAGAGACCAAAGACTCTGTTAAAAAACCATCAACGGTAGTAGCGCCTGCTACACGTTCTACATCCCCAAAAAAGATTAGACTGACGCAGACACAATTAGCTTTGGCTAAAAAGTTCAAACTTTCTCCAGAGCAATATGCGCTGGAATTAACTAAATTGGAGTCCCAAAATGGCTGAAAATAGAATTCCCCGTGAAGTAGATACCCGTCAACAGGATGAGCGCCCTAAACAGTGGCAAGCTCCTGAATTGTTACCAGAACCAGATAAACAAGCTGGCTTTGCGTACAGATGGATTAGAGTTTCAATGCTGAACTCAGCAGACCCACGCAATCTCAGTTCTAAACTTAGAGAGGGCTGGGAACCTGTAAGAGCAGAAGAGCAACCTAAATTTCAACTGTTAGTTGATCCCGATAGTCGTTATAAAGACAACATCGAGATTGGCGGATTATTACTTTGTAAGACACCTATTGAATTAGTCGAGCAAAGAACAGAGTACTATGAGAAGCAAACGCAATCTCAAACAGACGCTGTAGACAATAATCTTATGCGTCAAAATGACCCTAGAATGCCTCTATTTAATGAGAGAAAATCTAGCACTAGTTTTGGCAAAGGTTAATTTATTAATTTAAGGAGTTTTAAACATGGCTTATCCAACCATTGACAAACCCTATGGATTTGAAGCGATTAATCGTTATGATGGTATGCCTTATGCTGGTGCAACATTACAGTATAAAATAGGTAGTTCTTACAACACACCAATCTATAACGGTTCTTCAGTCAAACTCGTAGCGGGCGGTACTATTGAATTATCAGGCGCAACAACTACTGGCACTATTGTCGGTGTTGCAACAGGTTTTCAATACACCAATTCATCAGGTCAGACAGTTCAAGCTCAATACTATCCAGGTACTAGCGTTACTAATGCTATTGCTTATGTAGTGGTTGATGCTTCAGCTTCTTACAAAGTTTCACTAACAGCATCAGGCACTCCTACAGTAGTAGTTGGCGCTAATGCAACTATCCTTGGTGCAAACTTAGCTGAAATTCAAAACGGTACAGGATCTACTACAACAGGTAATGCACAGTCTTCATGTGTAATTCCTGGAACTGGTACAGGTTCTGCTACTACATTACCATGGAGAGT